TTACCAAAAAACCTGTTTATATATTTATGCCTACTATTAATAATATCTCATATATTCCCATGCAAAATAAAAGTCAACAATAAAATAAATCTTTTTTTATTTGACATTGGGATAACTCTCAATTATATAGGATATTAGGCGTTACAGAAACTCAAAGAGTGAAAAATTTATCTGGGGGTAAGTTGATATCCAAAAAACTCCCAGACGCTTAATTAGAAAGGATTAAAAATGAAAGTAAAAGATTTATTAGATGTACAAGAAGTTTTGGAAAAAAGAAAAACGCCTTGCGATATGCACAACACAGAATTAAATATGCACTTTTCAAAATCTAAAGATAGGCATATTAATATTTTAGATATGGATTTAATTCATTTAGTTAGATCATATTCTAAATGTTTGGATATAGGTAAAATAAGTAATGAAAATTTATGATTGACTTATAATTATTCCCATGATATTGGGATATAAAGAAAGGATAATTTATGAAGAAATTAAAATTTATTAAATCTCAAAAATTGTTAAATGTTGATAATAACGCCAAAACTGTAAAAGGTCAGAAATACGGTTTTATGACCGCCATATTATATCTTGCTCCTTCAAATCAATCTGGTTTTAATGTTTGTCCCCAAGCTTCTAACGGTTGCAAAAATGCTTGTTTATATACTGCGGGGCATGGTGCTTTTAATAGTGTTAAACAAGGAAGAATAAATAAAACAAGGTGGTATATTCAAGAAAGAGAAACATTTTTAGATAAAATTAGAAAAGAAATCAATTCATTTATAGCAAAAGCAAAAACAAGAGATTTAATTCCTTGTATAAGATTAAATGGAACTTCTGATATATCATGGGAAAATACGGGTTTGATCGAAGAATTTAAATCAATTCAATGGTATGATTACACCAAAGTTTATAATAGGGCTTTGTCTTTTGTTAATGGTAAGTTACCTAGTAATTATTATTTATTGTATAGCCTTAATGAAGACAACAAAAAACAAGCTTTTGATATTCTAAAAAAGGGCGGTAACATATCAGCCGTATTTAGAAAAAAGTTGCCTAACATGTACAAAGGATTTAAAGTTATAAATGCTGATTTACATGATTTGAGATTTTTAGATATCAAAAATACTATTGCGGGTTTGGTTGCTAAAGGTAAAGCTAGAAAAGATTATAGCGGATTTGTGCTTGACAGTTAATTAATCCCATGTTAATGAGATATAAAGAAAGGAATAATAATGTATAAAGATAAGGATGTTTATAATACTTTTGATCAATTAATTAAGTTACTTGAAACCATGACAAAAAGAATGCAAGAAACAGAATTAAAACTCAAACAATTAGATGATAAATTAGAAAATGACAGTTAAACCAGAATCAAACTTCGGGCGTTTGTTAATGAAAAACATAGACGCCCAATGGACAAGAATAGAAAATCGTCATGGTGGAGGAATACCAGACCTATACGGAATTCGTCATGGTGTGGCTATTTGGGTCGAATTAAAATGTATTAAGCAAAATTCAATTAATCTATCACCCCTACAAATCTCATGGAATTACAACAACTTTCGCAATGGTGGGAAAAACTATTATATTGTCCAAGATGCAAGATCAAAGGTCATCAAACTATACGACGGGGACAAAGGCCGTGAGTTAAAGGAAAAGGGCTTTTTATACGACGGCGGTCAAAGTTTCATTGTCCCAGATGATTGGCAAAAGTTAGGCGATTATATATTTTCTTGATCCATGATCCGTTGACCTGCGACAACGTGTCACATTGACAAGGTCAGCGATTTTTGGTAAAACCAAGCCCTCCCATAAGGGTGGGGGAGGTGGAGGAAACATTTAAATTTTTTCCTTGACTTGTGGATAACTATCCTATATACATGGGATAAGCAAGGCAAGACAAATCAAGTTTAATAATTCTTTAAGTTTATTAAAGTGGGTAGTTTGCCACTTGATTGTTCGGTTGACTTCCGAGCCTTGCTAATAACAGAAAGGTAAACAATGACTAATAAATATAAATGGATAATTAGATTTAAAAATTATTTTTCAATGGGTGGTAAAGATTACTATACAATGAAATTGCCTCTTTCAACCAAAGATGAAAAAGCAGCGAAGAAAATAATTATTAAGAATATGAATAAATATTTTGGCAGCGACTCTCCATCATGGGGAGTTGAAGAAATGAAATTAGAAAATAGTTCTTGACATGGGGATAACTATCCTATATAGTTAGGACAATAAAGAAAGGAACAAAATGAAAAGTGAAAGTAGAATATTATTTGAATATCCAGATTATCAAGTTGAAATTGAGTGGAATGGCTCGGCGACTTTTAATGTATTTAATGGTGGTAAAAATGTAAATTGTTTCACGGACTATTCAGCTAAGACAATGGAACAAGCACAAGTCATTGCTGATGAGTGGTTAGAGGAACAAGTCGAGGAAGAAAAACGAGAACACGCCTACGGATAAAAGTCAACTAAAAAAAGTGCGACATATTGTCGCACCCCCTTCGGGGGAAAATAGTTCTTGACTTGGGGATAACTCTCCTATATAGTTAGGATAAGTTAGCTCAATCGGATTCCGTACCTGACAGGGCTGGAGAGTTTAAACACCAGATAACAGCTAACTTATAAAAGAAAGGTCTAAAAAACAGAAAGGTAAACAATGCCCGATTTAAGAATACAGACAGCCAAAGACAATGGCGACTGGTCAACGGATATTGACTATAAAAAGATTACAGAAAGCCAAGCCGAGCAAGACCCAAACTTATTAAAACATTTTAATAAAGAGTTTAAAAAAGAATTCAATAGACCTAGTGTCTATGAAAACAGTAGGAGTCAAGATTGTTAAAATATGTGTTTCCTTTCTTTTAATCTCTTGACTTCTTTTATCTTATCCCTTATAAATGGGATAAGATAAACAGAAAGGAACTAAATGACAAAACTAGAAATAATAACAGACGAAAAAAAACTGCCTACATTAAAAGAGGCACAAAAATTTGTTGGGGGTTATATTCAAGCGATTACATTTCCAAATGATGACCTTTTAATTATTAATGAAGACGGCAAATCAAAAGAATTGCCTTATAATAAAGATGCTTCAGAAGTTTGGGTTAGTCATTATGGTATGACTGATGCCATTGTTGGTGATGCTTTTTTAATTAAAGCAGATGCTAGAGATGGTGAACGCTGGTAGAATTAACCAAGCACCACGAACAAAGCCCCTTCGGGGGCTTAGCTCAGCATATGTGATATAAAAAGTTATCCACAGTTATTTTTATTATGTGCTTTATTAATCTCATTTATTTCTATAATTATAAGATAACAATAAAAGAAAGGAACAAAATGCCACAATATGTAAGTTATGCAAATATAAAAGATTATGACAAAGTTTGTTATATTCCCGATAAAAAGGAAAAGAATGAAAAAGGCGAACCTTTATATAATCTTAATCCTATTACTAACTATTTAAGAACGGCTACTATGGTTATTGGTATTCATTCCATAACTAAAAAGAATTATAAAGACTTTTATCAACGCTTAAAGTTTCTAATAGAGTTAAGCGAACACCAAACATACCAAGCAAAAATAACCCTTGATGATGTTAAATCTCATATTGGTCTAGAGGTTCAACAATCTAGGTCATGGATGAAAGAGGAAACAAGAAAGGCTTTTGTATTTAGGATGTATAAAAACTATATTGAACGATTATAATTAACACTTGCGCCGTTAACCGCGGCGCAAAGTTATCCACATAATAATGTTTTTGCCTTCATACAGTCGTATAAAAATGGGATAAATTAGTTTAGAAATATATAAACAATAAAAGAAAGGAACAAAATGACTGACTTATACAAACCATTTGAAGACAAACTATCTTCTCTATCTTTTAAGCATGATCGTGCTGAAGATCTTCATAGCGTTATGAAAACTATTCATAGACTTGTTGGCTCTAGAGACTCCGCCAATCTAAAAACCCTTGATCAAGATCTTCTTGGCTCGGCTCTTATTGATATTGCTGAGTTTTTTGGAAAGCTTGAGGGGCGAGGTACTAGGTCTAATTTTGCATCCTCTCCAAATGGTGCAAGATGGTCTACTATAGTTAAATAATTAATCGTGCGCCGTTAACCACGGCGCATTGACACACTTCTTACACACTTTTTACACATACTACATCTAGTACCCCCCGCACCCCCTAAATACTATATCTAGTACTTTTTATTTATGCTCCCGGGCATGTTCGCCAGATACACACACCCCTAAAATTATACGAACTAAAACATTGATTATCCCATAAAAAAAATATATAAAAAAATTTAAAATGATTAATCAAAGTGAAGCAGCGCTTCAAGAACAATTAATTAAGGAACATCTAAAAAGTTTAGATGCTGCTGAAAAAAATTTCATACCTTTTGTAAGGCACGTTTGGCCAGAGTTTATCTCCGGATATCATCACAAAAAAATTGCAAAAAAATTTGAGGATATAAAGGAAGGTAAGATCAAGCGTTTGATTGTAAACATGCCACCTAGGCACACAAAATCAGAGTTTGCATCCTTCTTGTTTCCATCGTGGCTCGTGGGCAATAATCCAAAATTAAAAATAATTCAAACAACACACAATACAGAACTTGCCGTGAGATTCGGTCGTAAGATGAAACATCTA